CAAGGGGATACCTCGGTCTTTTCGCAACTGATCTGCTGACCGCCCTGATCGTTAAGCACCAGAACGCAATTGGATGAGTGCTCCTTTACCTGCTTTCTTTCCGTTTGCATCTCTGTCGCACCCCCCCTGATTTTGAGAGTGCAGCAGTTAACTATCTGACTCATGGCATTGATTCTCCAAAGCCTTCTGAAGAATCTCCGGCAGCTTCTTGCCTCGTCTGCTTGCTCGGTTCAGAATCCCTTGACAGGCCTTTGCGGACAAAGAGTATTTCGGATGCGCTTCGTCCACCAAAATCTGCGACAAGAGCGATGCGTTTTCTTCTTTGGGGAACTCCCCAAAACTGTGCATCGTGTATTCTCCAAGCAACGGACCACCCATCGCCCACAATACATCCGGAGTATGGCCACCCCCCCTTCGGAGGTCCAGGTATATCGGCATCCTCTTGGACGATCCTGACTGTTTCTTCAAGGACGCACCGGAAGTCTTCTCCTTTGTTGGAGCTGAGTGCTCCTGGTACGTTCTCCCAGACCATATATCTTGGTCGAATAAACTCATCTGTTCTCCCACGCTGTTCATCTGCTTTCCTCATTTCCTTTATGATTCGGATCTGCTCCATGAACAGACCGCTTCGTTCGCCTTCAAGTCCTGCTCTCTTACCTGCGACAGACAGATCCTGACACGGACTTCCTGCCGTTATGCAGTCAACAGGCTCGATATCGGCTCCGTTTATCTTTGTTATGTCTCCTAAATGGATCATCGTAATTACTCCTATGCATCTCCAAGCAGACTGTCTATGAGATATCTTCCCCACTTTTCATCTGCCGTAGCCGTATTACTATTATGATTTTTTATATTCTTTCTTTCTTTCTTTCTTGTAATAGTGTTCACTCGTTGTTCACTCGTTGTTCGATCGTTGTTCACTCGTTGTTCAGAGGATTGTTCATTCGCTTGGTATTCATCCCACGAAACGATTGTAATTAGCCGACCTTGGTGGTCTGTTCGTTGTTCAATCATATGTTCACTTTCGTAACACTTCAGAACACGCTGCACTTTCGACTCTGAAACACCCAAAGCCTCAGAAATCTTCTTCCTTCCGGTTATGAATTGCCCTGGCTGAAGAGTTATTCTCTGACCACCAAACCAATCATCCGTAGGGAAAAATTTCGCATTCATAAGCAGCCACATCCAAATCGCCAAGTGATCGGCATCCTTCATGACTGTAGGATTATCCAAAGTCTTTCTATATAGTTTCAGATATCCTACTCCCATGATTTATTTCTCCTCTTCTGTTACCTCAAACGCATCCGGAAGATTCTCAAAGTCTTCCTCTACGCTGAACGAGTCATCGTTATCTACGTACTCGATCTTATCTGTTCCTGGTCTGAGCACTCCCATGTCAGCCTCATATGCTTTCTGGAAGTCAATGCTCATGATGCCCCACTTGGAGATGAGCTGTCTCAGCATCGTCTTGATTGCCATGTCATCAAAGCTCTTCTCCCAGAATGTGTAACCCTTCTTCGCCTTGTACCCCTGGCTGTACTGAAGAGCATGAGACTCCATCTTCTCCTTGCTCCAATAGATCACCTTGCGGAATCCATTGAGATATTCAAACATCGCATAGTATCCGATGGTAGGAGCAGCTTCACGCTCTGCATCATCCTCGATGAGCTGCACTTCTATCTCTTCGTTAAGAGGATCGTATCTGATAAGTTCACCTTCCTTGATAGCCATAGCATTCAGCTTCTTGTACTGTCCTGAACGGATGGCAAGCTGAATGTATCCTTTGTATCCAAGCTGAAACTGCGCTACCTTGCGTCCAAGCTTTCTGTCATTGAACGGCACAAGGTAATACTGTCCAAGCTGCGGAGATGGCGAGAGCTGAAGAGTCTCACCAAGGAGTCCTGCTGAGAGGATGGTTACAGGATCGCACTCTGACAGTGCAGAATTCGCAGCCACAGCGGAAGTGATCGCTGTGATAAATCCGGATGCTCTCTTTGGATCTCCAAGAGTATTGTTGATAAGGTTCTTGTATGCATCGCTCTGTATCATTACAGAGAATTTAGGCTTGCTCTGCTTCGCAGGCACTGTTACCTTTTCGTTCACGTTTACGCTGTTAGTCATGATTATTTTCCTTTCTTCTTAGTGTAGTCCTGAACCCTGAACTGTCTGAATTCAGTTATTTTTCTGTACTTGCTTATGTCTATGTTTGGGTAGTCTCTCTGGAGTCTGTCCATATCGTAGCCAGATGCTCTGCTTTGGTTCTTCCATGTAACTCCGTAATCGTTGCCTATCCCTATCTCTGCTGCGCCGAGGTCTTTGCAGATACTTGCCTTGATCCTTTCAGCCTGCTTGATGTAGTCATCTGCAATAGATTTTTTCTCGTTGTAGTCTCTGATACGCCTATCCAGGCTTGGCACTGTTATTGCAAGGTCTTTATAGCCATGCGGATATAATTCTTTTAATGTTGCTATGGACGAATCGCTGCCATCCGGTTCTGGCATTCTGTCTTGCATCATATAGTTAGTCCAGAAGGCCGTTTCTGCCTCTCTGAGAGACTTTATGAAGTCTTCGTTACGTTCTATCCTGTGCCAATAAAAGCCTCTCTGATAGACTAAAATGCCGATATAAATGTGTGTCCAATTCATTACCATGCAGTAATGTTGGCATTGAGCATAGTAATGTTCAGGAATCTCTCCGGCCGCAAGATTGTACCCATTGAAGGAATTCATGGTTTTGCATTCAAGTCCTGCCGATTCTCCCACTACCTTTCTGTCGAAGTTCGCAGATATGAAGTCATAATCGTCATCGAGATACATAAAATTGTCTTTGATGACTTTCTTTCCTGTTGCTTCCATAAAGCGATCCGCAACATACTGCTCCAAGTCTCTGCCCTGACGCATGGCTTCGTTGTCTTCCGTTTCCTTGACAAGTCCTTTCTTCTTGCTATATAGTTCTATTAGGCTTACGTATTGATTCATGTTTACGCAAATTCCAGAATCCGAGCCACCAAGAGATTGCCTTCTCAGTGCAAGCCACTGATCATGGGTAATCTCTTTTGTATTAACCAATTTCCTTGCCATCTATTCTCCTTTCCACTTTTGCAAACTTTCCTCTGATACGCTTTTTTAAGCCTTTCTTGAAAGCATGATCTTCGTTTTCTTTCCTCGTTGCCCATTCAAGGTTCTCCGCTCTGTTATCAGTTTTGATGCCGTTGATATGATTAACCTCTGGCTTGTTGTATGGGTTTGGTATGAATGCTTCAGCTACAATCCTGTGAACAGGAACGAGTTGCTTGCGAGGCTTGTCATAGAGTCCGACATAAAGATATCCGTTGCCTACAAGCGTGAGCTTTTTATATCTCATGTTCTTATATCTTTTATGGAGGCCTCTGACTTGCCCTTCGTCACTCACTTGATACAAACCTTCCCAACCTAGTACATCTCTCCACTCTTCCATCGCTAACCCCCCACTACACTTATCATGAATATCATTGCTGCCCATCCGCCCCAGGCGATGATGTTCTCTATGATTTCTCTCTTATCCATCACGCTTCTCCTTTCGCATATGCGATATACTCTTCCTGCTTTGCGATCCTTACTTCCTCTACCGGATCATCTGCTCTGAGATCCTCGTTCTCCTGCTGCACCTTCTGTCTGCATCTTCTGATAGTCTCAAAAGACGGAAGGTCTTTGTTCCTCAGTACCATGTAGAATGGTGCTGCCCATACTCCGTAGAATTCATCGTACAGAAGCTCTATCAGCTTTCTGTCACTCGACCTTGTCTCCGGATAATTCTCCAGACACCACCACACCTTCTGTGTTACGTTCCTAAGTTCTTCGCTCATCCTACGATTCTCCTTATGATCTCATTCCTCAGCTTCTCGTTCTCGGCCTCAAGCTCTGCGATCGCCTCGTGCAGCTCGTTGATAACTCCGTTGAGCTTCTCTTCCTTGTCCTCAAGGGCCTGAATCTCCAGGGCCTGTCTTTTGCTTTCGGCCTCAAGATGCTCGATTCTCTGTGTTTCGTAGCTATCCTCTTTGAAATGCTTACCTTCCATGTTTACGCTCCTTTCTACCACGCCTCTTCGATGTCGATCCCATTCTCTTCCAGGATGTCGAAGAGTGCCTCTACTACAGATGCCTCGCAGCATTCGTGCTTATCGGCCAACTTGTTGATGCGCTCCGCCTCGCTGTTGTAGATCTCGATGTTTGTCATGTCTCTTTCCTTTCTGGCATATGCCCACAGATGAGCAGGAGCGATAAGTGTATTTTTATAGGAGATGAAATTGAAAAGAAAAACTGAAAACGGGATTTGCTATTAAGTTTTTGGTTCTCCTGCTCATGTATGGACATACGCCCTGATGTTCTCTACGCTGATGCGAACTCTCTGATCTTCTGTATGATCTCGTCCTGCTCAAACTTGGCAAGCTCATACTTGTTCAGCATCCTGCTTACTTCCTGGTCAGATGTCTCAAGCAAAGCTGCAAGCTCGGTCTGATTCATGCAGGCCAGGAACATAGCTTTCCTGATTCTCTGATTCTTCTGCATTGTTACCCCCTTTCCTTGTAGTATCTTTCGCACACGCTGCCATCGATCCTGACTCTCTGGCCACTCTTGCCGCACGTGCCATGCTTGTGTGTTACATCTGGATTTCCGAATCTGTTGAGATCCCTGATGAGGAATGGACACTCTATGCATCTGTGTTCCTCGCCCTTCAGCTCATGCTCTTCGATAAGGCTCTCAGGCTCATCGATCTGTACAGAATAGAAAATCCAGAACGACTTACCATCTCTCTCATACGAAGGATTCAGGTCTGCGAGATCCATCATCGTCTTGTTGAATATCGCTGCTGAGTCATGTCCGTCTGAGCCATCGATAAATATCGTCTGGACTATCTTCTTGCTTTTCATGTCTACGCTCCTTAGAATAAAAATAAGAGTGCCACCTTGGACACTCTTCCCTACCCTTCGGAGTCTATCTTAACATCTGTTAAGTCTTCCGAAATTCATAATTTTGGGAAGAGTTGCCCTACACAATAATAACATCCCAGGCATACATATGCAAGCACTATTCCCAAACTTTTCCTAAACATTTTATAATATGCTCCACGTGGAACATTAAATAAAAAAGTTTGACCGCAGGCTGTTACACCTGCGGTCTTCTTACCTATGCGTCCAGGTCATATGTTGCTCCTGTGGTATCCAGATACTTCTCAGGATCTACAGCCTTGCCATTTGCGTCCATGACTTTGAAGTCGAGATGGCCGCCATACGATGTGCCTGTGTTTCCTGACGCAGCTATCGTCTGGCCTTGTGCGACAGTGTCACCGACTTTTACATTGAAGTCGCTGAGATGGTTATAGTATGTAACCATTCCGTTATCGTGCTTGATGCCGACACTGTTTCCGTATCCACCATTCCATCCTGCTACGATGACCACACCGCCATCCGCTGCTGATATAGGCGTACCATTCGGACATCCTATGTCTATGGCAGGATGATTTCTGGAAGCTCCTGGCCCTACGTAACCACGTGCGCCAAACTTGGATGTGATCGTCATGTATCCATTCACAGGCCAGATAAACGTGCCTGTCGATTTCAGGAGATCCTTGTACCGGCCATTCTCCTTATACTTTTCCAGGTTCATTCTGTTGCGATACTTGTACAGCTTCTCAAGGTCTGCATCTGTGATGCCTGCGTCTACAAGAGGAAGCATCGCCTCATAGATCGTATTCTCGTCACCGACTCTGTACGCCACCTTCATGTCCTTGGCAAGGTCACTCTTGTACACGATCTCGGAGCTGAGCTCTTCCTGAGACATACCATGCTGCATCATATATCTGTACATGGCCTTCATATTGTTGCGCTCCTCATATGTTTGCTCATAATTTAGAGTCTTCTTGTATGCGCTCTTGGTTTCTTCCATTACACGCTTATCAAAGTATTCTACATCACCGCCTGCTTGCTCGATAACAGTACGCATCATGCCAATCGACATATAGTCACCATCTGCGATGTATCCCTTTAGGCCTTGCGCTACGCTGCTGTATACCTTTTGGTTGTACTCTTCCCCTTCAAGACCTGCAGCGGCCTTCATAGCCTTGTACAGCATAGTGTCATAATCAAGCTGCTCCCTGGCCTCTTCTTCTTTGCCTTCATTCTTCTTCGATCTCTTCTCGCCTGCCTTCAGAATCTCTTCTTTCTGCTCATCGGTCAGGTTGTCTGGGAGATCATCTGCGGTCTGCGAGTATGTCGATCCTTCGGATGTCGTTTCAGAAACGACATCGCCGCTGCCTATCTTCTGATATCCCATCCTGTTAGCGATGGAGTCGAACAAGCCACCGCCTTCAGGTTCTTCCTTATTGCTCTTGACTTTCTCCAGGAAGCTGTCGATGGCCTTGTCTGCCACCCTTCCGTCATCAGCGAATACAGTCATGCCTGTGATCTTGTTGAACCAATGTACCGCATTCTTTGCGCCTCGCATCACTGTCTTGACAGGGAGTCCTGAGATATATCCGACACCGCCCAGAAGTTCAGTCAGGCAGTCATACCATGTATTGCTGTCCTCGTCACCTTTATCCCATTTCCTCTTACATTTCTGTATGCCGCTTGTGATCGCATCATACCATTGGAATGCAAGGTTTGACTGTCCGAATACATACTCACCCTTGAGAGCGTTTATGATGCCTGGCACGAAGTCCTTGAACCAATATACGTTATTGACCGGATTGATATCGTCTGCAAAGTTCGGGCCGAAGTTTCTGATGAAGTATTTCATGAACTCCTGATACCAGGTCAGTGTGGCATCCTCGTCATCGTCCTCCTTCTTGTGGCCCTTTCGTCTGAGCGCATCCACAAAGCTTTGAGCGAGTGCTACAGCGAGTGCCTGCCCTGTCCATACTGCCGCTACTCTCAGAATGGTCTTCTCAGCCTTCTTCGTTTCGCCCTTCTTGAGTGCCTCATATGCATCAACGATTCCCTGACGAAGCATATTGAATGAAAGTGTAGGCTCTGCCATGAATGATGTCATCTGCTTGGTGAACCTGTCCTTTGACCTCATATCGTTGGATCTATGGAACGGAGAGTCTACCACCTGTGTGGTATCGAATACGAACGAGGCTCTCTCGTTGACCATATCCCAATATTCCTGAGAACCCTTCTCTACCTTGAGGCCCTTGGCCTTGATGTCCGCATCGACTTCATTCTTTACGGCCTGCCATATCATGCCCCATGTCATGTTATCGAGTGTGCCGTATATCTCAGACATCCAGAACGATATCTTTGACGGAACATCCTCACCCATCATGACATCCTCGATGTCTCTTCCGAAGTGAGTGTCGTAGTATCCCCAGGATTTCCAGAGAGCTATCGGACAATGCTCAAACATTTCCTGTGTCGCTTTGCTTGACGGATGAACCCCTGCGAAGGATTTCAGATTCATTACAGCGAGTGCTCTGATGATCGCTGTAGGCTGCTGCATTGCTACTCTCAGGTTGGCGAATACGGCAGCCTTCTTAGCCTGGCCGATCGCCTTGTCGAGAACATCATCCAGGCCGCCCTTGCGCCTGAAGGAATTGCCGTTGATATCGTCAAGAAAATTCTCGATATATTGGATGGCCTTCTCTCCGTAAGTCTGCTTGATTACTGTCTGGATCTTTACAGGCTTGCCTTTATCGTTCATGACCGATCCGTTATAAACCTTCATGAAGTTCGTCAGCGGAACAGCATATGCAGCGTACATATTCATCTCGTTACAGTGCGATGCCACCACAGAGAAGATGTCATCGATGATGATAGGATTCGTAGCGTTATCCTGCAGCGGATTGCTGAAGCCAGGATTTCTTACCTTCTCACGCATACCGATCTTGTCAAGATTCTTCGGCAGGGATTCTCCCTGAACCTTGATCGGGAAGTAATCCTTCTCCTTGTACATCCTGATGCCGATGAGCTTCATTGATGTCTTGTTACCTATCTCAGACATATCCTCTGACAGGAGTCTCTGGAGCTGATCGGCAACATTCTTCTGATCTTCTGTCAGTGTGGTAATGATTTCCTCGACATCAGCAGGCGTGAGCGTGAGATGTTCTACCTGGATCTCCTTGCCCTTCAGCATCTCTTCCGCCTTATGCATCTTGCTTCCTGGTGTTATCTCGGAAGCTACGATGCCGCCATTATCCGAATACATATGAGCCAATGCGCCTTCTCTCCTGGCCAGGCAGTACAGTGACATCTTCTGGGCCACAGTCAGCCTGATCGAGCCATATGTGAGATCGAAGGTTTCCGCACTCTCGGAATGTCTCCATTCCTCTATCGTGCTGCCCTTGGTTCTCGCTCCCTTCTTATTCTTCTTGTAGTAAGGCGAGAGTATTCCGGAGAGTTTGTCGATGATTACCTTCTCATTCTGTACGTAGCTGTCGAAGCCTTTACGGAGCTGCCTGTACATATCGTATATGCCTTTGATCTGCCTGAAGAAGTATATCGGAGTCAGCTCACCCATGTTCATGATGTTATCCATGAAGCGTCTTGGGCCGCTGAACTCTTTGGCCTTGCCGTACAGCTTCTGGTGATCCTTTGCACCTTCACCGACATCGTCACATACCTGCTGCGCCTGGTATTTCTCTCCATCGATTTCAAGCTGATGCCAATTCTTGATGGCCTCGTCAATGCCTGTCAGCATATCCTGGATCGTGTCGATGTCTTCGATATCCAAGGCATCGATAGTGTATTCTCCGATGGCATCCATCTTGTCTGCGAGAGCCGTTATCTTGTCACCGATGTAGTTCAGGTAAACATCGAACTCGGTCTCAGCACCTTCTTCTTTTACGATGCTCTCCAGAGCGTCCTTGATCTGCCTGAAGTTTATCTGAGTCCTTGTAGGGATTCTGTACTTCTCTTCAAGCTCCTTGCTCTTCTCTTTCTCAAGATCAAATGCTGCAAGCATCTCGGCCAGAGGCTGACGGAGCTGTTCAGGAATATTCTTTGTTCTGTCCTTGGAAGGCTTCAGAAGTCTGTCTGTCAGGCTCTTGTATTCCTTGAGCACTTTGTCGTAAAGCTTCTGGTGCATCTGACGCTGCTTACGCTCCTTGCGCTTCTCGGCATCCTTCTGTACCCTGGCATTGTACTTTTCCTTCCACTTGTCAGCACGTTCCTTCTGCCTTGATGTCTTCTCCTTCTCTTTTGACAGAAGCTCATCCCTGCGATTACGTACATTCTGCAGGGCCTCTTTGTGCCTCTGCTTCATGGCCTTGGTCTGCTCATCGAAGATCGGATTCATAATATCCGCTGCTGAACGATACGCCTCGCCTGACTTAGCGATCTCCACGAGTGCGGCAGCAGTCTCTTCTGTAAGCTTGGCCGCTTCTTCAGATGAGTACGCTTCTGTGTATGGCTGTATCGCATCCATGACCTCGGATATCTGTAAGAACATATCTACAGGATGATCGAGCTTCGGGAACATCTTCGGCCACGACTTGTTCAGATGCGTGTATACATTGCGAATATCCTCGCCTCTCTTCTTTACCAGGAACTTGGCAAGGTTCTCCGTAACGAACTCTGAAAACTCAGGATCATCCATCAGCTCATACGGAGCAGCGATCTTTGTGTCTGCCAGATACGAAATCACTCCTTTGTACTTCTGGTACATCTCGTCATCGACATACTCTACATTCTTCACGATGTCCTCGGCAGCATCCCAGGCGTACCTGGCAGCGTCTTCAAGCTTGCCCGATTTGAACAGCCTGAATATTTCCTTTACTGCATCCGTAGCCTGGTCAGTGACATCCGCATTGTACTTCTTATCGACCTCGGAATTCTTCATGATCGTCTTGACCAGACTCCTGACATCCGTCTCTACTGAGCTTGTATCAAGTGTGCGGCCGCTTGTCTCCCTGGTCTCTCTCCAATCCGTCTTAACTCTGTTGACGAAGTTGTCCGATGATACGCTGAATCTGACTCGGCCTTCCTGGAGAACAGGATCTGTATACCAGATATCCGATGTGCTCTCAGCCTTATCGAGTGCGTAGGCTGTAACCTCTTCCTCGCTCGGAATGCTGTACCTGATGTCCGGATTCTCCGTAGGATTCTCGTTGTTGATGTCCTTTACCTGGTTGGAGCTGAATGCGATGTAGATGTCGGAATAATCAAACATCCCATCATAAGGACTCATTCCACCATGATCCACAAGATTGCGAATGATAACTCCATCAAAATCCATGTCCATTGCCATTTCTGCGATTTCTCTGGTGTTAAATGTGACATCATCATCATAATCGTCAAGATGTATTTCGTTCCAATTATCTCCGTGTGCATCAATTATATAAGGATCTTCAAGGTTCAAATAGCAGGCATAATAACCATGCTGCGTACCCATCCGATAATTGTCACGCTGCCATCCAAAATGGTTGTGCAGTTCTCTGACTAATTCGTCAGGAGACTTCGCCATTACCCAAGTATCAGCATAGCTTGTGTTATCCGGAGAATAGTCAGGCACGCCGATAATTGCAATGTAGCCATCAGGATTATCAAGATATTTTGCAAAATCAGACTGCTCTCCATTTGTAACATTCTCAAAGTCAAGCATATCCGCTTCCCATCCGCCTGCCTGATCAAACTGTTCTTGCGTAACAAAATATCTGTCAGGACTATAGGCATCAAGATATTTCTTTACATCGTCAATATTGTCGATATCAAAATAATAAAACCTTGAATTAGCATAATTGCCGTATGTCTGACTTGTATCCCAATCTTCTGCAAAGAACAGACTCCTGTGGTCATCGCTACGCATCGGATCGAAGATAGTAAATCCGCCCTTATTCGTAGTGTGATACACAGGAACGAGTCTTCCCTGTTCATCTCTCGCCTGCGAATTCTTGAAATATTCCATCTGACCATCGGTAAGGATCTTGCCATCACTATCCTGCGTAGGCAGCGAGTATCTGATGTCATCATTGTCAGGATCGAATCTCTCTGACAGCGGAATGACTGATCCGTCCTCTGCGTAGGTTACAGGATCGGACAGCTTTATCTGTTCAGGCTTAAAGACGATGATGTGTTCAGTATCCGTCATCATCTCCCTGGAGAGCTGCCCAAATTTCTTCGAAACTTCCTTATCCTCTATCGCATCGTAGCCAAAGTTTTCAACGATCGCTCTGGTGAATTCTGGCGCACCATATCCACTGTCTACCCAATCATCTCTAATAAGAGATATATACCCATGCTCAGAGACAGCAAACTCAATGTTTGCCCAGGTTAACGATTCGTAGTCGATTGCTTGTTCAGTTAGTTTTGAAGCAACATCACTGACATCTGGTGCTTCCAGGACATCGTAGAAGTTTTCAAGGTCTGCCATTGCGCCATAGACTGCCTCGTATATCTTTTCCGATATATGCTCATAGTACGCTTCTCTCCACGCATCGTCATAATCGTCTTCCGAATCATAGTCGTTCCGATCAACAACAGAATCGTCAAAGCTGCCATCAAGCATATTAAAGATGTTCGTGCTGCTTCGGCCATTTCTGACATACGGATTCTTGTAGTTGAGATATACATCGAATGTGCCAGGATTTGCATTTAATTGGGCCTTTGCATATTCTTCTACATCCTCATATGTCTCAAGCTCCGGGCCTTCCCATTCGCCATATTCGATTTGCTGATTGATTTGCTCCGCCAGGCTGCTCCACTTGAAGTAATTATCTGCACCTTCTACATCCTGATAATGGTTTAGAGAGTCATCTTTCTCTGTGCTGAAATAAAAGCCTGCTCCAGAATTGCCACCGACTTTAGCATATGCCTTGTCGAATACAGTGAAGTTGGCATTCATAGTGCCGTGATATCTATGAGCCACTCTCATGCCTGCCATCTTCGCAGCCTCATCAACGAGTCTCTGTGCCTCGTCCATGTCCTCGTTGTTGACAGCATCCATGTAGGCGGCGTCCATGTCAGGCGTAATAGAATGCCTGATGTCCTTGCTCTTCCACTCCTCAACGATCTTATCGACTACCTCGTCACGATGCTTATTCTTCTCGTTCAGCTTTTTGAACTCGTCTTCAAGGATGCCCTTGATTCCATCGTAATCTGTCGAGCCTTCGTCAATGTTCGCTATCGAGCCGTTGCTTCCAGGATAAATATTATTGACTGTACCCTGCGGAGATGTTGCCTTCTTGTTGGAAAGATCAGTTACGTTGTAATCGACAAGGAGCTTGTAATAATTCGGATGTCCTGCAAACTGTGGGAACACAGGCAGCAGTCCGTATTCATCGCAATAGTCAAGATACATCTCGGCAGCTTCCTGCGGAGTTGCGCCGTTGTCAAGCTTCTCATAGAAGTCAAAGTCTGCCGTTCCATGAAGCACGTATGGATTGCCATCCTTATTTACTTCGGCAGGTTCTTTGTCTGTTGCTGCTCTTGGCGTTCTGCCGTTCGCTACAATGTCTCCGTTGCGGATCTCCTCGGACACCTTCTCCCAGGCCTTCTGCCACGAGCCAAGCTTGTTCTTTAGGTCTCTGACATATTCGTAGCCAAGCTCCTTACCATCCTTAGTGAAGCTGACAAAAATCCTTGTATTCTGTGTGTCCTCGTAGTTCGTTGCGAAGTTAAGGCCTGTATGCTGCTTGATGACATCCGGAAGGCCAGACGCATGATACGGAATGATGTACGGCATATTGTCATCATTCAACATGAGCAGGATGTTGGCATCGGAAAGTCCTACACCGATCATTCCGCAGTTTCGTCCGTATCCCTTTTTTCTCTGAAGGTCTTTGGCTTCTTTGAAGTTGATACTCTGTATCCACTTCCTGGTTTCGTTTGCCTGCTCTTCAGCCTGGGCCTGATCTCCTGTCTCTTCAAGGACCTGGCTGTAAACCTCTTCCCAATATCTCTGGCTTCTGTTCTCATCGCCTACAAGATATGTCAGATATCCTTTAACACCATCCTCATCGATCCGCATTATGCTGCCATGATCGAGGATAAGGTTTCCATCATTGTCATAGTCCTTGAATTCTTCAGGAATGTCATCGACATTTTCAAAATACTGAAGGCCTGCGTACTTCGCAGCGATCTCCCTGATCCTCTCATCACTTGCGTCCTTGAAGATGCCTCTCCAATAATTCATATTCTGGACATCGTACATGATGGACAGGTTGATCTTGATGCCTGTCATACCGAATACTCTGGCGAAGGCGATCTCCTTTGTATATGCGTGTGCAGGGAATCCTCTCGCAGCCATGTCAGCTACCATCTGCATATAGTCAAATGTATTGGCCACAAGATAATCGGAGAACGACTGCATCCTGATTCCGCCTATCGACTTCAGATAGTCGAGCATTGTCTGCGTACTTCCGTCCTTGTTCTTGCCCTTGTTCTCAGGAAGCAGTGCTACCTCTGAATTGTATGGCACGTACTTGATAGTTTCCTTCGGAGCAGCTACACCATATGCAGACTTGAGCATACCGAAGAAGTCTTTGTCCTTGGTGCTCATGTCCTTGATGTGCTGAATGCCGTTGGAAGTTATCAGGTCAGCAGGATGCAGATGCTTCATGTACGCCTTCTGAGAGCTTCTGATAATGTGTCTGAAGCGATCTTCCGGATTCTTTTTGGATGCTGCTGTGTTCTCATATGTGAAGAACGTATCTGCAGCGTCCTGGAATTTTGCTTCGGTTGTCTCCTCTCCGTTTGCGAAGTTGAAGTCCTCGACATCGGCAGGATCTATTCCTATCGAAGCGGCGTAATCATCTACGCACTTGTTCCACAGGTCACACACCTTGTTAGTGTAGTTCTGCATATTGTATCTTCTCGCTTCTACGAAGCAGCCAAGACACGCAGTCTCAAGTCCTTCCTTACGCAGTGCGTTGTTGATCTCGCCAAGCTCTTTAGGCGACAGAGAGATATCAGCTCCTTCGGCACTCTCGTCTGTGAGCTTCTCAATGATCGCATTGAACGCCTGCCTCTTTTTACAAATGGTAGTAAAGTCGAAGTTGATCGGATATTCTCCGTTCTTTACCATCGCAGACATCGTGATCGACTGAATGCCATCGTTAGTTTTCCTAACCGATATCTTTGCGTTGTGAACATCCTGCATCCCTATGAACGTGTACTGAAGGCCTGTCTCTTCCATGAAGTCATTCATGGCATCCATAAAATTCATTACGGATTCGATCCTTGCGTTGACGATCTCTTTTGCGACTTTGCTCCTCGTGCTGATGCCCTGCTTTTTAAGCTCGGCATTGATGCTCTTCTTCATTTTCTGAGCGAGGATATCCTTGCCTGACTCAAGCAGCGGATTTCCTTTTTTCCGTTTAACATCAGAGCCTGTTACATTCGTGCCGCCTTTTGCATGGAATCCCTTCTGGTAGAATGTTCCTTCTGGCCCGAACGAATACCTGATGTTCAGATCGCTCCCTGAAAGATCCTGTACAGTGTTCTCAGAATCTTCAAGCAGTTGCTCCTCGGCATAATCATTGGCATTTGCAGGATCGCTAAGGGAGAACCTCAGATCCTGGTCTGTCGCAGCTTCATTGACAGCTCTCGTTCTGTCTCCTTCCACTTCAGGATCATACTCATATGTTGAGATGCCTCTTTCTGAAAGTCCTTCCTTAATGTCTCCGTTAGTGTTCTGTGGAATAATTGCTGCTCTTACCTCATCGAATCCTACGGCCCTTCTTGGCTTGGCCTCAAAGTATCCTGTAGGTATGGAAGCCATGTCAATAAGCACGTCCATCAGCGCATCCATCTGTTCGTCAGAGACCTGCGTGTTATACGTATCGGATATGATTCTCTGGATGCGCTTCTTGTCTCTTGTCTCGTTCAGTATATTGACAAGTGTATCCTCAAAATCCCAATTGTCTCCAGGAATGTCATGAGTGTCGAGAATGTCACGAATCGCTTCCTGGAAGTCATTCATTGTTTCATTTACATATGACTCATACTGCTCTTCTGGAATTATCTGAAGCCTGTCTTCGTCTGCTCTTATCTCGTCAAGGTTTTTATAGTTCTTTTGTGCTGCTCCTCTGATTCCACCATAACCTTGCGGAAGCTTCCCTTTCATAGCCTTGACAATATTATCAAGCGTGACAGGATCATGCAGGCTCTCCCATGACCTGCGATTATAGTTAGGCGTGAATGTGTCCTTGTTATTCCTAATGCCCTGCTTTTCGATTATCCCATCAAACAGATCGTTCAGCCATTTCTCATACTCCTGCCGTTCAAAGTTGACCTGGTTAGTCTCGCCTGTTAACGCAAGCGCATCTACTCTTTCAGGGAATCCGCCTTCCTCTTTATACTGATATGCATATGCGAGGATGTCAGATCCCCTTCTATCGTAAAGGTCTTCCATCATCTTCAGTCGCATAGCCTTGCGCCTTGGATCTAAGCCTTGCTCAAACGTAGACTTCGTGTAGTCCTTCATTGCCTGAACGACATCGTCACGCAGCTCGTCTACGACATCGAAATCCCACAGATCAATATCGTCAGGAATCGCATCCGCTACGGCCGCAAAGAATGCAGGCTCTTTCCCCATGCGATTACCCTGAGTCATAGGGATCTCCACATCTCTGCCTGTGTCTCTCAGATATGCGATACGCATAGTCTCGTTATCGTAATAAGCCTCTGCAGCATCAGACTTGTATCTGAGCTTGTTGTCGAGATTTCCATCGTCAAAGGCAGGAACAGAAGGAATGCCCATCTCCCTGGCCTCTGAGAGGCTCATGCCCAGGAGATCCTCAATCTTCTGCTCTACCCTGTTCGCTACCTTGCGGTCATACTTGTTTACTATATCAGGGAATTCTGGAGTGTACGCATCTCCGCCGTATACCCTGTTGTTCCTGTTCTTCTTAGGATCGATTGTATCGCTATGGAACATCAAGGATATATCACCAAACATATCATGGCCCATGCTGTCCTTGGTTACCGCAATGGATGGCATTGGGAATCCGCCAAGCTTGAACGCCTTCTTCAATTCGTCAGGGCGAATGTTATGGACAGCGATAAGATCTCTGCTTCTCTCGACAGGCTCGGAGAGAGAGAATCTGACCTGTGCTTCACCGCCGAACTTCTGCTCTTCATATAGTGCTCTGTAGTGCTCCGCATCCTGCCCATTCATGGCAAGTTCTTTTTGGATTTGCGGATCATCGAAGTTGATGTCTCTCTGAACATATCCTGGGAGATCACGAATCTCGTCAGAATAGTCGACTGCCGGCGGAAGCTTTGCGAGGTCTTCGTCTGATGTCGGAATGACTTCTCCTCTTTCAAATCCGTACTCGGCAAGATCTATATCTCCGCCTGCTCTCTTCATTGGAGTTGCTCCATACTGAGCGCATATCTCTCTGGCCTCATCGTCATCAAGTATGCGATTAACTTTCATCGCTCCTGTGATAAGCCAAGGAACAGTTTTTGGATCAGCGTTTGTTCTGTACTTGTAGTATCCGTCTTTAGGAATATACGGAAGGCCTGCCTGTGTTCTGTCGAACTTCCCTTTTTCTGTTACACCATAAGAAAGAGCTTCAAGCTGATAGTCGTTGTCTGCTGCGATCTCGCATTCGGCCCAGATAAAGTTTGGTGGAAATGCTGTCCTTGCTTCCCCTGTCTCAGGATCTTTTACTGCAAACTGTTTCGCATCTGGATAGCTGCCAAGATGCCATCCTGGTCTCCATGCAAGAGAGCCACCCTTGCCCTTGTTTGTGCCTTTGCCGCCTTCCTGCACCTTTACACGACCTTTTTTTGTAGTGACGAGTGATCCATCCTTATTCCTTGCAAGTTCGCCTGTATCAGCGTTTATCCACCTTCCGACAGGCGTAGGCATTCCACCAGGAGATGCTACCATTGGCGGATACAGCTCTCCAGGCTTGCTCTTGAATGCAACGAATACTTTGTATGCCTTGATGGTTTTCTTTGGCGGATCTTCTTCTCTTATTGAGTATCTTGTGCTTTCGTCTCCAAAGCCTGCGGATATCACTCCGCTTTCGACATCGGCTTCATAATCGTTGTAGGCTTCAGAAGCAGAAGCTCTATTCGCCTTGTCCTGCCACTCGTCTACAGCTTGGTCTGCCTGGGCCTTACGTGCAGTCTGAGCTGCCTTTACCCACATGGCTCTGACTGTATCAAGTTCGACAGCTTTGTCATACAGTGCGTCACGTGCTCTCTCGTCTATGACGCTTCCAGATGAGAGGATGTTTCTGATCTTCTGCAGCACATCCTTGATCGCATCGATGATCTTGGAAGCAAGTGTCGGCTCTTTAGTTGTTACCTCTGCAATGAAGTCCTCATCGGCCCAATCGAAGTCTGCAGCTCCGTCAGCGATGATCTCTTCCAGGGCCTGCTCGTCTGAAAGATCCTGATTCTTCTGAGCCTTGTATGCTGCCTGCCTCGCTTTGATCGCACGTGTGAATCCTTCAGGATCTTTCCTGTACCATGCGTCCATGATGTACCTGGACAGCTTCACATATTCCTCTGGCGCATGAATAGCTATGTGGTGAGTCAGCTCATGTACCGCAGTCTGCGTGACTGTTCTTGTAGCATCTGCTCCTGCGTTTATGACAAGAGTATTCGTGGCAGGAATATACATACCATTATCCTGGCGCATGACCGGATTGCCTTCCTCGTCAAGAACGACATTGCCATCCTTATCCTTCACCACTGATTCCAAGTTATCGACAAGCTCGACATTGATGCCGAACCCAGACACGATGTTCTTTGCCAGGGATTCTTCGGTAAGCGTAGCACCTTCCTTGTTTTCTCTCTTGTCAATGAACTTGCCTGCAACAACAGCAGTCTCAGCGTTAGCCAGGCTGCCCCTGTCAAGCTTCTCCCCGGATTTAATAACCTTGCCGTATCCTTTTGTCTCTGCTATCTGCTTATCCTCTTTGGCCGCCACAAAAACCTGCTTCAGCACGTTCGCATCTACAGACGGATACATTTCTTTGACCATCTTCCTGGCCTCGTTCCAAGATCCTTCCGTATGTCTTGCAAAGTCATACAGATTGGCTGCGACATCGGCAGTCATAAGGAACTGCGTCCTGTCTCTCGGATCGACAGACTCAAGCGCATCCTGGATGGCAAGGTCTCCCTGGCTGCCCTGAACGCTGCTTCTAACATAATCAGATACCTGTTTACGTGCCTCGTCATTCCAAGCTGCCTGCTCGATCCTTGCGCTGTTTACCAGGTTGTCAGCGGCTTCTGCCATCAGAGAATCGTTCATATGCTTATATGATTCAAACTGACTGACATCGATACCTGTTACCTCTCGGAACACTTCCTTAACAGTCTCGCTGCCACGTGCAAGCTCGTTCACCATCTCGGAGTTGATCGCTCCCACCTTGAAGGCAGCACCGATACTTGCGCCGATATAAACATCGCCCAGGCTCTCTTCGGCAGTGTTAGCGTTCCTTTGATCGAAGGTCGCTTTAGGGCCAACAAAGTCTTCCGCCCGATCCTGGTTGTTCGACAGCCTTGCAAGAGTCTCGTGCCTGGACACTGTGTCACTAACGATCTGCTCATATCTCTGCTGAGTCTGAGGAGCAAGTGTTCCATCTTGATTAACAGGCGAGATACGCAGGTCTCTCTTCGCCATTTCTACTTCGGCTACCCTGTTCTTTATGACTTCAGGCTGCTTGTTCTCCTCGGCTAACTCGCCTGCCTGCTGAACGATCTCATATACCTGAGTGCCTGAAAGATCGCCGCCGTTGTCGATATGATCGATGATCGCCTGGGCCTTTGCCTGATCCTTCGGCTCTCCCAGGTTTTTGATTATCTCGGCCTGGTCTTTAACTGCGGCAAGTCCGTTGTTCTCCTTGTAAGCATTGCCCACCTGCATGGTAGACAGGGCCGATGGTGCGCCTGTCACCAGAGTCATCATCGATGTAGATACGGCAGCATCTATCGCATCCTGAAGTCCAAACTTCTGCTTCTGAGAATTCTCACCGCCTGCCATGATGTTTACCATCTGATCCTGGTACTTCTTCATGGTGTCGAGATCGCCTGTCAGCGATGCGGTCAGATACTCTCTCGACATTTCTGCAAGCTTTGTAGCTTCTTCCTTTGAATATCCGGACTGCATATATGCTTTGACGCTCTCGTCCATGAATGACTTGGAACTGAGTCTGGCAGCAGCAGCCTGTGCATCCGCCTCTGTCTGGATGTTGCTTCTGAGCGCATTGCTCTCAGCGTTAAGGGATCTCTTGATAGCATCCTCGTTGTATCCCTGGAACTTGTTGCCATATATAAGATTGGAAGAGAGTGCCTGGAGAGGCCCACCGATTTCTTCCTCTGCCACTTCTTCAAGTGTTCCTTTTGTAAGATTCTTGAGCAGGCCGCCTGTCGCTCTTGCTCCCACCTTGTTGAACAGTTTTGCTCCTGCTCTCTCGGCTATCGACATTCCTTTGCCGCCGATGACCTTACGTGCAGCACCCACGCCAGGGAACAGCAATTCGGACAGAACTTCAATTCCGCCTGATGCTCCTGCATTCGCCAGGTCAAGAGCGTTGACATTCTTGAACATCTCGTCAAGCTCGTCATCTGTATACTGTCCTGATGCCTTGAGCTGTTTACGCAGGTTGTCTGCCTTCTTATTTACCTCGCCCAGAGATGTGCCTGTCGATCTTGTCCACATATGGAACAGCGAAGATCCTGGTATGATCGCCCCTGCAGCGATGTCCATGCCCATGCCTGTTGCAGACGAGACTGCCGACAGTGCCTGCTTCCCCACGTAGCCATGCCTGTTCTGGATGTCCTGGATCGCCTGAGTCTCTTTCTCGACTGTCTTGCCAAGCCTCTTATCAAGCTTTGCTACTTTGGCATCGGCCTTGTCTCGCTGTTCCTTGGTAGTGTAAAGGAACGCATCCTTCTGAGTGATGCCCTTCCTTCCCAGGTTGGCCACACGTGCATCTGCCGCCAGGCCCTGCTTGATCGTATGCCAGACAGTATCAGATAGGTCTCTATCCCACTGTTCGTACTTTGCCCTGGCCGATAATGGCTTTGCCTTCTGCCCATTGAACTCAGCGGCCCTGTGTTCAGATATCTCCTTTGCTGTGCCTGTGAGTTTGGAGACTCTGTCATAGTCGCCGCTCTTCTGCGCCTGGCCAATCTCACGCCTCTCGTCCGACTTGGCTCTCCTCTGTGCCTGAAGTGTTGAATTCCTTGCGCTCAGGTTCTCACGTTCCCACCTGTTTGATCGATCCACCAGGTCACGTGCTGCGTTATCCACTCTTGAAGGAAGCGTCTTCAGCCTATCCCTGCTTTCCTGAGCTTTAGTCTGCTTCAGGTTAAGATTGGCATCTCTGTTCTTAGTGCGCCTCTGTGTTTCTGTAGGAACTGTAGCCGTTGTTGCCTGCTTCTGAGCAGTCTTGGCAACATTCGTAACAGCGTTGCTTCCGCTTCTAACTGCGACTTTCGCCTTGCCCTTGTTAACTTTTGCTACGTTTGGTGCAGCCTTTGCTACGTTCGTAACAGCATTAGTGCCGCTTTTGATCGTAGCTTTTGCTTTAGGCTTCGATGCAGAAGAAGACTGCGACTTTGTTGTCGCAGCCTTCTTTGTAGTCTTCTTCTTTTTGCTCTCGTCAAAATAATCTCTTGCCATAGTTTGTCCTTTCTACTGCTCAAGCTTTCGCCCTTCGCCTCTGTAGCTATTTGACTATTCTTCCGCCACCTTTTCTCTTGTCATTATCTTTAAGCTTCTGTGTAATCAGCCCCTGACTCGTCTTGTTGCCTTTCTTATCGACTTGTTTAGTTACTATGTAAGTCTTGTCTGCTTTTGGCGGATTGTTGTTATCATTGTTTCCGCCGCCACCACCGGAAGATCCGCCGCCACCGCCAGATGATTTCCTTCTGCTTCCGCCGCCGCCTGAAGATCCGCCGCCGCCGCTTGACGCAGTGCTTGGGTTTAGGAAGTCCGATCCGTATATGAACTGAAGAAGCTCAGGAGTGTTCTTCCATGCTTCTGAAGCTCTGTCCATCTCGGAGTTGAATGCGAACTGTCTGTCGCTCTGATATGCCTGGTACGCATCGAGCAGTGCCTGATATGCTCTGTAATCATTGTCTGAATTCAGTCCTGCATATCTGTACGCCTCATCTGCTGCGAACTGATCGAGCTGATTGTTGACCTGTGCGACATCAAGTCCGTAGTTGGCAGCGAACTGTCTGTTGGCCTCGTTCATGTTAAAGACATTCTGTCTGTTCTGCTCGGCCCACTGACGATTCGCCTCGTTCGTGTTGAACTTCTCTAAGTTGTAGTTCGCCAGGAACTGTCTCTGATCTTCGTTCAGTTTGTTGTAGTCGAGGCCAAGGTTGGCAGCAAACTGACGATTGGCTTCATTCGTATTGAATTTATCGAGGCCTGCCTGGTATGCCCTGTACGCATCATCCCTGTTCATGCTGTGAACGTTCTGAGCATTCTGCTCCGCAAACTGTCTATTCGCTTCATTCATGTTGAACACGTTCTGTGCGTTCTGTTCAGCGAATTGTCTCATCGACTCATTCATGTTCGCTACATTCTGTGCGTTCTGTTCAGCGAACTGTCTATTCGCCTCGTTGTATCCTGCGACATCAAGTCCGAACTGTTTGCCCTGGAGCTGCCTTGACTGATCGTCAGAGAAGCGTCCGTACATCGTGTTATCGATATCCTGAAGTGCTGACAGATTGCCCTGTGCTCTCTGGAATGCATTCTGCTCAAGTTGTGGTATCAGGCTTGCAAGCTCCTGATTGTACTGATTCCTTGCCTGCTGTGCTGCCGTTACAGCGTTCGATGTTCCGTATCCGCCATTGAGTGCAGCGGCATCTGCGAGTGTATTCTTCGCTGCCAGGTTTCCACGTGCTCCGTATACCTTTGCCAATGCCTGATACGATGCGTCCTGCAGCGGATCGTATTGGAAGTTAGTGACATTGTTCAGGGCCTCTTCGATCTGAGGCATATACTTCGACTGATACTGCTCTGGATTGTATGCATCGGTAAACGCCTGTGCTGCATAGTTGCTTGAATACAGATTCGGAGCATAGCTGCTCTTGTACTGCTGAGGCTTGTATCCGCTAACATAATTTTGAGCCGCATAGTTTCCGTTAAACGTGGAAGGCTTGTAGTTGCTTGCATAGTTCTTAGTCGCATAGCTGCCTGTGAACATATTCGGAGTGTAGCTTCCTTTATACTCCGCAGGCTTATAGCCGCTTGAGTAATTGCTTGCTGAAGTCTGCGTTTTGGTAGTTTTAGATCCTGAACTCCCTGCAGGCTTGAGGCCGCCAACAAGCTGACTTACTACAGATGACTTCGCATTCGGATTCGTAGACGCTGCGGATGTATTTTTGACACCGAAGTACGAAGGCTTATACGCACTGCTGTATGTCTGAGGATTGAACGATCCTGTAAACTCCTGTGCAGTGTATGTCGGCATTCGGTCTTTGTAGTATTTGAACGCCTGGTTCATGTAATCGACTCTTGCCATATTCTGCTCCTTTCGTTAAGTATTGCTATTTCAAGGACAATATACATTTTTGAATATTCCTTTTCTCCCCTACACACAAAAAGAGAGCAGGCCTAAACCTGCTCCCCTTCCGCCAGGATCTTACATTCTTTCGATCATCTTCATAAGCTCCTGCTTGGTGTGCTCATCTACACTCCCTTCGCTTGAGTATCTACCCATCGAATCTCTTCCTCTGCGTGAATACGATCCGTCTGGTCTTACATACTTTTCTTCTGCAGCATAGCTCCCATCATCATAAGACATCCGCCTGGAATATCCCCTGCCGCTATATCCTTCACCGCCTGACATCTCCTCAGTCTTCATCAGATTCTTTTTGAGATGTGCCAGAGTATCGGCATACTGCAGCTCCTGCATGGAAAGCTTCTGGCCCTTGCCGACCTTGCGTTCGATCTCCTCAAGCTCATCGCATACATAGCTCATCAGTTTATGCATAGTCCACCTGCCTTTCTGCTCTTATTATGGCAATGAAAAAGCACCCTGGCGATGTCACCAGGATGCGTTATATGTGACGGAATAGTGTCTCCTGACATTTGTAAACGATCCGCTTTATCTGCCTGGGAGACATACCGAATTCTTCCGCTAATGGCTCAAAGCATATTCCATCAATCAGTCTCCGTTTAAGTATGGCCCTATGCTTCTCGTTCAAGATCCATTCATCGATCGCCTCGGTCAGCTCCGTCCTGGAATAGTCTTTCATCTCTTCTTCGCTACAGCAGCATATGTCGCATTGCCCTTGCCTTTTGCACGAACAGTCACCTTCTTTCTGCTTGCTGTTCCTTTGCTTGTAGATCTGTTTCTCTTTGTTGCGGTCTTCCGCTTGACTACTACCTTACTCGCCATTGTTGATTACTCCGTCCATTCCAGATTCAAGATAATTCGCATTGCCGCTTTCGTTCTCTATCGTATACGATTCCGAAGAGAAGTCGTACTGATTGAATACCCACAGCCAAGCCAGGTTTGATCCTACGATAAGCAGGATGGCGATCAGCAGGGCCGTTATCAGTCTCTTGACTGTACGCTCATGCCTGGCCGCTTCACTCTCATATACGATGTATGGTACATCCTTTTCCATGTTGTCTCCTATCGCTGTACCAGGAAGTCCTGTACCTTCTGTTCCTGCTCGGCCATCTTGCCTGTCGCATTATCCGTCCTGAGATGCTCAAGGATTGCAAGGTCATCCTGGAGAAGAAGCGAGATCGCTTTGTATATGAACTTGTTCTGATCCTCAAGATCCTTTATCCTGCGATTATCAGAGTCGAGCTTCTTATCGACAGACTCAAACTCTTCCTTCAGCATCTCAGATAATGCGTCCTTCAATTCCTTTTTCAAATACTTAACTCCCCCATACAAGGCCGCAACAAACGCTACTACTGCTGCCACCTGTTCAATAGTGATGTTCTCATACCACATGACCATCACCTCACTTCAGTCTTATCACAGCGATGATCTGCTTGTTTCCGTTGTATACATAGTTTCCCCAGAAACCGTTCTTGCGTCTTTCGGCACTGTGGTTATCCCAGATAACAGGATCTCCGCCATTCCACACGCCATTGATTATGAAGATATGTGAGCCTGCACCAGGATCATACTTGTTGCCTGCCATCACGATGTCTCCTGCTTTGAGCTTAGACTTGTTGGCCTTGATCGTGCCACTCATGTATATGACCTGCATCTTGCTGTTGTTGCCGTATACCTTGCCATGCTCGTCATGCCAGACATAGCTTCCGCTTGGCAGGATGCCGATTCTCTGAAGGACGCAGGCTACATATGTCACGCACGTTCCTTTGTATTTGGATTTCGGCACAGTCGGATGGCTCTCCCATGCGTACTTATAATTTTTCATCCACTCCGCCTGAGCTACGCAGGCATCCATCTCTTTCTGCAAGAGAGTCGGAACATACTTTGCTACGATCTTCTTGGCTGCAGCTATCGATGCATTGCCGAATATTCCGTCAGGCTTGATGCCATAAGTGCCGCTGTACTGAGTCTGGAATTTCCTGATGGCAGCATCCGTATAATCTCCGCAGACACCATCCACAGCAAGTCCGGAATTCATGCACCAATTCAGGAAGGTCTGAAGAGTTTTGACAGCATCGCCCTGATCGCCCTTCTTCACTGTGCCGCTTGGGATCTTTCCTGAGTACGGAGTTGACGGATAATACGGAGCACCGAAGAGTACGCCATTCAGCTTGCCTGACCATACTCTGGATACATCGTTCTTCATGTTCTCTTCGTATGTGATGAGTCCGTTCCTCAGAGATGATGTACTGTAGCTGTCCTTCACGAAGACATAGTGCTTGCTGTTCTTATACTCATATCCCACCGAAGCTACGAAATGAGCAGACGATGTCCAATGCACCTTCTTCGATCCGCCTGGCCTGTTTCCCATGAGATAGATCGCTACCCTTCCGCCCTTGGCAAGCTCCTTCCAGAGCGAGTCCATTGTGGCGTGTTCCTTGACCTCAGTCATGCCGTAGTGCTCCATCATTTTAGGAATGCCTGAGAAGTACGTGCCGTTCCCATTCGGAGCAGCATACTGTTTGCAGTACGGCTGAATGGTCTTCGGAGTTTCCTTTGCGTACTTCTCCATTTCGATGATACAGTTGGCGATCGCCACTTCACCGCATCCGCAGTCCTTGATATAGTGCGGAGCTTTCGGATATCCAAGCTTCGCCCATCTGGTATCGTACTGTTTGAAGTTGATGCTATTCATCTACATCACCATCCTCAAGATACTCATCGACCTCGATACCAAGTCCGTCATCACCTGCCTTCAGCATCCTTGTCAGTCCTGTTCCTTCCGCTGCCTCTGGCGTATAGTCATTGTTGTACCAGGTCACACAGGCAACGATCACGAAGTTCAGAATCACCGATACGATGCGATATGCGAGATCAAGCTTGGCGTTATGGAATTGTGCCACATCCGTAGCCATGAGTGCTGTGTTCAGGCACGTAGCTACTGCGAGAATTGTTCTTATCTTTGTTCCTATGTTCATGCTGCTGTGTCCTTTCTTTTTTTCTAAAGCATAAAAAAATGGGGAGAGTTTTTCTCCCCTACACTTATTACGCTTGTGAACTGATCTTTGTAACAGTCAAAAGTGATCCGCCGTTGTTAGTTATGGTCAGTGTATTTGTGGATGTTGCGATATCCACTGCTGTAGGTTGTATTAACCATGTTCCTGATACTGAGCCTGATGAGGCTGCTCCATATCCATACATTCCTCGCTCGGCTGCGCTAACAGAAGAAAGAATGAGTGTTCCTCTTGACGTACTTGTAATATCAATAGTCGCTGTTCCACCTGCTGAAAGATTTACAGATTTAATAAATGCCCCAAGTTTTTCATTGAGCGCATCTAACTCTGTCCTTAATCCGCAGTCTACCCATGCAGTCCATTCTCCTGTGCTATAATTGTAATATCTTACTTTAAGGTCAGACTGATTGACGCTGATAAACACCTGCCTGAACAGATCATTTGACTGACGCTTGCAGATCAGCAGGCCCTGGCCGCTTGATGCAGGCTTTGTACCTTCAATTGTGCCGCTTCCGTTGTTTAACCACCATGAGCCATATATTAAGTTTTCAGCCATGTTGTCAAGGTTACCATCAGGCAGTGCTCCAATCTGTCCGAACTCGCCCTTATATACTACCTCGTAAATTCTCTGCTTGTATGGTACGTTGTCTGTGCCTACCACACGAACATAATCCGCTGTAGTCAGACCTGACTTTGTGCCAAGGCCTGACTCAAATGACTTGAACAGGTTATATACTGTAGCCTTGCTCGATGCTCCTGCGGATGTGACGATCCTCACGAAGTCGCTGCTGCTTACCGCTGTTATCGTATTGAGTAATGATTCTCTTATACCCATTGTATTCTCCTTTCCTAAGACGCTGTGCTCTGAAGGATCGCATCAGCAGCGACAGCTTCAAGTGCTGTGATCTTTCCATTGATTGTTGTTATCTTGCCGTTGATCGTAGACACATTGCCCTGCAGCGTAGATATGTCGCTCCGTATGTCCACGATGTCTTCCGCTACCACACCGATAGCCTCAAGCAGCTTGTCAATCTTCTGCTCGGCTTTCTCCATCTGCTTCTGCTGCTTGTTCAGGAGATCCATCGTTTCACCGAACGCAAGCATTAGATTCTCGACAAGGCTCTGCAGCTTCTGGTCTTCGGTCAGTGCAGGATTGCGATCATAATCAATTATCATATAATGTTCCTTCCTGAATCATGGCATCTATTTCCATGTGCCATTTACTTTTGCGCTGACATCCGATACAGCCACCCATTCACCATTCACCTTTGCGAATACGGCCGTGACGGATTTCCACGTGCCTTCATGCTTTGCGTAAACCACACCTTTTTTTGGAACGCTTACAGAGACAAGGCCCATTATAGGAGTTTCTTCATGGCCGTCTATATATAAATAGGCATTTATTTGGGCCGTCTGTGCTCCTGTTTCGCTTCTTGGCAGATAGAATGTGAACCATCCTTCATCGAGCTTGTTTTCGTCATACGAACTTTGTGCATCAACAGGCTTATTGCGAAGAGGAAACCAACTTGATTGATCTGTCGAACTTGAAGATCCAACAACAGCTTCTCCTTTCAATTTAAGACACTGTGCCGCTATTCCTTCATCTGTAAAGCCTCTGTTTTTGGCTTGAACTACATAATTTATTTTGGCAACAGTCTGCCCAAATTCCTGTGTAACACTCTCCACTTCCAAACCGACTCGCACATAAATGGTAGGGTAGGAGAATTCGATATCGCTTGAATAATTCATAAGATCTCCTTTACACCTTGAACCACAGGTCTCCGTTGCTTCCGCCTGACGGAGATGATGTGGATACAGTTATCTTTGATGGCAGGTTATTGAGCTTGGTCTTGTCTGCAGCACTCATAAGTCCTGCTGCGCTCGTTGTAGCGTTCCCTGGATTCACCTGTGCTCCTGCAGCTATTCCGTTAAGTTTGGATTTATCAGAAGCACTCATAAGTCCTGCTGCAGATGTAGTCGCTGCCGAATACGTAGTATCCGTTGCAGCTATAGTCACCTTGTCATTCGTTGCGTTTGGCGTGAGCGTTACATTAGATCCTGCCGTAAGCGTAAGTGTATCTGTCTTGCTGTCGGCAGCTATCGTTGTCGAGCCGACTTTCACATTGGCGAAAGCATTCTGATTGACCTCTGCGCCTGTAGCGATGCCGTTCAGTTTTGTCTTGTCAGCAGCAGTCATAAGTCCATGAGCCGATGTGGTAGCATCGTTACCTGGGATCGTGATGACTCTGTCCGTTACTGATACCTGGCCGTTCGCATTCTGAGCTACCTGCGATACTGTGACAGTGCCACCGAATGCAGGAGATGCCGCTGCTGTCGGCTTTCCGGTTACGGCAGTATATGTCCTGTTGACCTGCGCTCCTTCCTGAACAGTGTCGAGCTTGCTCTTGTCATCGGCAGACATGAGGCCTGCCTCGCTTGTTGTGGCATTCCCAGGCTTGTTCTTGATGTAGTCGTCCGCTGATGTGCTGCTCTGATTCCAATCGGCCTGAACATTGGCCTCAGCTCCTGCCTCTATACCTGCAAGCTTGGTCTTCTCTGTTGCAGTATAGTTCTGATCGGAGAGAGCCTTGCCGCTGACCTTGTCTACCTTCTGTGACTGAAGCTCCTCGATGCCATCCTCGATGTTATTCATATTCTGTGCGGATAGAGGCGTTTCGCTCTCCACCCAATGAAGTCTTGTATATGCCATGTCTGTGTCTCCTTATAGTCTTCCGAATGTTCCCTGGCGTATCCTTCTGGTAAGTGACTTGATCTCACATTTGCCTTCGCCTTCTATCTTTACCGAATATCTGTCGCACCGCCTTGGGATTATCGGTATGAAGTCTCCCTTTGTGCGAGGCGGATCGTATGTCTCGACAAGTTCCCAAGGCCCTTCATTGATCGAGATGTATACCTTTACTGTCCTGTCCAGAATGAGATCCTGTCCTTCGTCTGTTTCAATGACTGTATCGGCATCATCAAGAATGTCATTGTCAGGGCCATAGCTCGTCTTGAGTCTGAGCGCAAGCTTACTGTAGATCTTGTGCTCTTCTATATATTCATCGAATGGGCCAAACACTGCTCTCCATTTGATGTTGTAGTCTGCTTCCACTGCCGACAGAGGATTTACTATTCCGACATTGCCTGTTGTAGATCCGTCTCCGCAGAGCAGCCACTTGGAACACTTGACCTGTTCTGAGCAGGCTATGAGGTCATCTGCGTACTCGATGTAGTAAAGCGTGTCACCGATTGTCGCACAGGATCTGAATCTTGTACCATCTTCCTTGTGCCAGACTCCCTTCTCCGTATCGAATACCATCAGCTCATATCCTGCGTCTGCCGTATGGATCGAGGCATAGTATTTACGTTTTTCCGTACCGGCTACCACATCCCTGAATTCCGTATTGAGGCCATCGCTTATACAGTAAGGAGTGCCGCCTGAGTATGCCATGATGCCGATCCTTGATTTATAGAAGACAGTATCATTGATGGTGATGACCGACTGTCTCGATCCTGCCTCGACACCGAATACCTCGGTATTTGAGACCTGGAAATTGCTTGGAGCTGTTCCGTATATCCTGCACATACTGTTCTCTTTGAAGAAGATCAGATGGTTTGAATACAATGCGACACCTGTCCAATCTCCGTCCGTACCCTGCTCGGCATAGAACGAATCCATGCTTGTTCCCTGGTAGTAATTCCAATTGGTAGGATCTCCAAGCTTGCTTGCGTAGATCGTGTTGTCGGCACTCGATGCTCCCCACAGTCTGTTATTCCACTCAATGACATGATCGATATCCGGAACAGGCCGCTTTATTTTGGTGTTCGCTGCAAGCTTTACGCTTGTCGCACCTTCGCCTGTCATCTCAATGAATGTCTCTCTCGGCAGCACTATCGTGTTAGTGCTCACCACATCCTCTATGATGCATGAGATGGTGATAGGCATCGTCTTCGCAGAGCCGCCTGAAGTATATTTGAGAGTGCCTTCTATATTGATCGCATCGTCATATTTCAGGTTATGCCCTGAAGGAAGCGTGATCCTTGCATCCTCGTTGCTTATCGTGACTGTAGTGTCAGACGCCAACGTAATGGATGCATCCATCGCTTTGTACGTGCTTGTCTGCACTCCCTGACTTGTAATGTCGATGCACTTCTTTTCAGGGAAGAAGCACATCCTGTTATTGATCGCTACCATCCTGGTGCTCTCGGTAAGTCCTGTAACCTGGCTGATAAGAATGCCGTTGTAGTAAAACTTCACTTCACTGTTCTGATCGAGAGCAAGCATTGCGATGTGGTCATACCTTGACATGAGCTGCAATGGTCTTACCACAGTGCCGGGGAGAGCCATCCGTCCTCTTGGCTTCCTTTGTGTCAGTACAGGATAGTCATCTGACGATAGATTGAGCATATCGCTCATCTCGCCTTCCTGCACTGTTGTCCTTCTGTTTAGGCCCTTGAATTCAATGATGCGCTCTTCGGCAGGCCTGAGTATTTCATTTATTAGTACGCTCCGTTCGTACCTTGGTGATACTAAGTTCGCCATAACATCACCACCTTAGAATACATTCCTGAAGCGTGAAGGGATCAGATTCACTTCCGCCTGTCCTGTCCTCACTACCCAATCAGCGAAGTCACCGAAGTCCTGCACGTGCTGCTCGGCATTGAGCTGATACGATGGATATTCTTCGTTTGCGTAGTCTATCTGCGCCTTGAGATATGAGACATATAATCTATCGTATGGCGCAGGAGCTTTAAGCTCGGTATCATCGACAGTCTCATAAGGAACAAACTCAAGCTCCTCACGAAGCTCCTCGGATACATCCTCTTCTATCTCATTAATAAAGCCAAGCAGCTTCTCATCACTGAACGTGTTTGGCTTCTCTTCCTGCACTTTGTTTATCAATGCCAGAATTGTCATCGTTTTCTCCTTGTTAAAACGATGGCGGCAAGGAACATCCCCACCGCCATCCTCGTTTTGTTACAGATCCATGACCTGCTTCTCAAACTTCTTCTGATTTGCAAAGGCTGCCATCATCTGCTGATTGGAATTCTCAAGAACTTCTGCGACATTAGGTTTGACCTTTACTGTCACGCCCTTTTTGAACTTGGTCACCTGGCCATTGATAATGACAGTCACTTCAGGATCTTGCCCTTCGATATATGGCACAAGGACGCTTACAAGCTCTTCCTTCTCTACTGCCTTTGCTTCAGTTTCATTTGTCTTCTTAGTTGCCATTGTTGCTCCTTTCAGAGCCTGGAATTAGTTGGCCTCAGCGTTAGCTCCGTATGTAGCTGCTGACTCGATCCTGACCATGTACTCCTGTGTCAGTATGGTAGCCGTTTTATTAAGCTTCCACCCTGCTGTCGCCCTTTGGTTCACAATGTGTTCATCTAAGTTCGCTACTCTTAGACCGCCTATTACGGCTGCTTCATGTCGCCATGAAGTTCAGACTATATCACAGTCCTTTCGGACTCCTCGCACTTCCACTCGCTTGAGTGTACTCCTTCTCAGGATAGTCGTTGCACCTTCCTCTTATGAGGCTTGGCTCAGGATTGTCTCAGTGAGAGTTTCCCTGAATTCACGAGGTTATTCAAAACAGATTTCTCTGTTAGGCCGCTGATTTTGTTAACGGATCTGCTGTTCCACCACTTCCAAGCTGCTTAACGATAGTTTCGATTCCACCGCCATTGATCGATGTAACTCCGAAAGCGTTTGCAGCAAGGACGAGTGTGCCGTAGATTGGCAGTGTGCTCGGCTTCCAGATCTTAGCCTGAGTATTCTCTACGAATCTCACGCCGTACATCTTGCCGATCTCGCCTTCAAAGATCTTGCTGCTTCCTGCGTAATGGTTAGCATCTACCCACTCGCTGTCGTTCATCAGGTCATATGCTACATCAGGATGCACGATCGCAACGTAGTCGCCCTGGATGGTCTCAGCATTGTTTCTTCTGAGCCATCTTACAGCCTTCTTGAGATCCTCGATGGTGAGGATGTCTGTGCTTGTCAGGCCGCCTGATCCTGTACGTGCTGTCGCTGTACCTGCGTACTGTACGTTAGTTCCTGCCTGGATGATATCTCTTGTGATGGTGTCGGATACTCTTCCTGCCTGGCTTGCGAGGAGCTTCATAATTTCCTGCATATTGTTGTCATATGCTGTCAGGTTGAGCATATCCGTTGTGGTGATGTATCCGCCGTACTGCTTAACTGTTGCAGTGATGGCTGTTACACCATAGTTCTGTCCATCAGGAGTGATACCTTCTACAAGCTCCATGTTTGCAGGAACTGCAGGCAGTGCGTTGAACTTGCGGAACTCGATGGTCTTGCCATTTCCGCCAGGAATAGGTCTCTTCTGCCCGAACTGATCATGAATCATTTTCGGCTCTGCCAGGCGGATGAGGTTTTTGTCATAAAAGGTCTTCATTTCAGGAGACAGATCCTGAAGCTGAGTATATGTACCTTCGTCTGTGCCTGGGTTTGCGCTGTAGTGCTGTCCTGTGTAGTTAGGATTCAGCGGAGTGTATCTCTGCTGCGGAGATGTGGTCGCAAACAGATGGAAATCGTAAGTAAAATCTCTCATAGTTGTGTTCTCCCTTCGTCTTATGTGTTGACTCGGAGAGACCATATTCAGTTGTCTTAGTTGTCTTAAAAGCCTATTGCTTCTCCTTCTGCGACTCGTCTGTTGATCTCGTCCAAGTCTTCGTCTGTTAACTGCGAAGGATCTGATCTACGCTGAATAGCAGGATTATGCATCGAGAGTCCATTTTCCGGAGGCCTTGCAGCTCTCTGCTGTATCGCTGACACCACATTCTGTGTTGCCTGCTGACTCATTGCATTGTTCATTCCGCCCATGATCTCGCCCATGTGAGATAAGAGGAATGCATCGTTCACGCTTGCTCCATAGTTGAGATAGTTGGCGAACGTAGGATTGTTCTGCAGCTCCAGGCCCAGATCGAAGTTAGGGAACTGCTGCTGCAGCACCTGAGTCTCGCTCTCCCATCGTGCAAACATCTCGTTCTGCCTCTGCTGATTCTCGTACTGTTCTGTGATACGTCTACCACGTTCAGCCTCAGCTTCAAGCTGTAGCTGTCTCTTGTACTGCTCAACATCGAGGCCTGCCTTCTCAGCATTCGCTCGATAGAATGCGTCATCCTGCGAGATCGCTTTCTTCAGTCCTTCAAAGTCTCCTGTCTCAAGGCCGTAGTTCATAAACAATGGCGAGAGTCCTTCGCTGATGTTGTCCATCTGCGCCTGGAGATCCGCCTGGTTTTTGAATCTGTCCTGGATCGCATTGGAGACCATTTGGCCGTATATATCGTGATATACACCGCCCTTGCCGACTAATGCGGCGAATTCTGCTTCAGGATTAACCTGTGCAGCATTGTCAGAGCCGACCTGACTCATTGCCTGACCATTGCCTGTGGGATCTTTGCCGTACACTATCTGCGGCTGCTCGTCTATTCCCTGCGCTGATCCTGGCACACTGGCTGTTGCGCCTGCCATTCCACCTTCGCCATCGAAGAGATGGAAGTCGTAGGCATATTTATTTCTTTTCATAGCGTTTCCTTTCTGCTTAATATTATTTTTGGACGAGAGCGACTCGTCTCATTGCTATGCTACAAGGATAAAAAAAGTGCAGAAGATTTTCTCCCCCACACTTAATTCCTGCCGCCATCTAACCCCTGCCGCCTGCCATATGTCCTTATTAAGATCCGCTGCTGCTGTCAGACGGCCAATTCTCTGCGAGTGCTACGAGAATCTTGGTGATCGAATTCACGTTAGCTGCAGGAGCTTCGCCTACAATAGCTGTATAAAGTAGTTTCAGTGCTTTTGTAATTGTCATGACTCGCTCTCCTTTCCTAATAAATTTTTATATGCTCAGGATTCTGCCTGGCAGCCTGGTGCATAACCGCTTCTACCGCAGCGAACACTTCATACGCCTGATCGGAGTACGGCATATCTATCCGCACGTGGCCTGGATTGTAGATCGTAGGATCTCTGTCCTGCCTAAAGCACTCCTCAACAAGCACGTTGCAAAGTGTCGACATTATGGTGCAGGCATCGTGATCCTCAGCGTGATTCTGGCAGTCAAAGAATATCCCTGCGATATCATCTATACTCATCATTACCTTGGTCATATACGCTCCTTACATTGGCGATGCGGCATTAGCCGATCTCTCTCTTATTCTGTCAGCATAACTGTTCCCAGACGATGTGACACGCTCTTCTGGCGTACCCTGCTCAGGCTGTCCTTGCGGCATACCCATCTGCTGTGCCATCATCGCAGCCTCTTCAGGAGCGATCAATCCTGCCTGCATTGCCATCTGTCCTACCATAGGGTCTACCATAGCCGCTTGCTGAATAATCTGCATTGCTGCCTGGAACTGCTGCAGGAATACGCTGTTCTGCTCGACCTGCTGTCTTATCTTGTCTTTTCCTTCAAAGTCCATCGCATCGAGACAGACAAGAGCAGGCACTGCGTTCTCAGGAGCAAAGAGGCCCATGCCATAAAGCTCTTTGATGGTCTCATTCTGTGCGGCTCTGCTGAACGGACTCTGCTTCTCTGCCGATACCTGTATGTCGAACATCGGTCTTGTGTGACGGATCGTGCCATCCGGAAGTTCGACATCTTCCTGAAGATTGACATTAGAGTACAGCACGAATCGTCTTCTATCTGCTGAATCGATTCTGAATGGCCTCGGCTCACTGTAGAACTGTCTTATCAGCTCAATGACGAGATAGTATTCTTCTCTTGCTCCTCTGTACAGCTCCTTGTTGATGTCTCGTGACAGCTTGCTGCCTGCTTCCTGTAATGCTGCAATAGCAGATGCCGCTGTAACGCCTGACTGTGTAGATCCCTGGCTGAAGTCTCTGTTACCTGATGTCTCCTTCAGCTCATCGATCTTGTTCATCTTGTGCTGCATGATGCCATTAGGAACATCAGGAACATCCATCGGCCTGACTGCGTCTCCAAGCTCACCGCCTGCTACCTCGACAAGCTGCTCATTCCAGTCGGCAAACTTGTTCATATCAATGTTCGCATTCTTCCTGGCCCACCATCTCGGCCTCGCTCTCATATCAGCGATCTTGATGATGTCATCATCCATTGCATCGATATACATCTGAGGCGACTTCATGATGTCCAGATATCCGAATCCCCAAGGCGAATCCTTGATCGGAAATGCTCTTCTGATTACGAATGGGTACTTACCATGTTGATAGAAGCCTCGCTCATACCCAGGCTCATTCTCGCTGCAGAAGGCAAGCTTATCACCCACGATGATCGCCAGATGGATATATGTCTTCGGTATCGTATGGATGACCGACATCCCATCATCTCCGTATACAGGAAGGCCGACAGTCTTCTTGTAGTACATATTGATGACCTCAACGTAGTTCGATGTATCGATGTTGTCGTCATGCAGATACTTGGTTATCATGCCTGTGTCCTGTGGGCCTATATCATCTCCAAGCTCTGGATACATTGCCTTGACCACATCCACATCCTGAAGGCTCACGTGATACACCTTGTCGGATTCTTCCAGATCGTTGATGCCTGGCTGCCAGAACAGATTGTGTACATCAATGTTGCTGATCGTGACATCACCCAGGCCATCATTCTTATTGCTATCCCAGAAGACACCTGTTATCGCAGCTCCATCGATGCAGAAATCCCATCCCATCTGTCTGTAGACCTGCTCGTAGTCATTCTGTTCAAGAGCTATCGGCACGATGTCTGTCAGGATCTTGGCCTCGCCTTCGTCATCCATCTCTCTCGGCAGGATGTTAGGCTTTGGGAATGAATCCATGATATCTGCGTGTTTGTTCAGGATACTGTTTACTGCCCAGGCCGATGCTGATCGTCTCTCCTTCTCGGCAGCGTCAGGAGCAATGTCCATGTGCCTCAGTCTCCACCACTCCTGATTATCTGTGGCCTTGGCATCGACACTGTATTTGCCGCTGACATACTTCTGAAGGTCTTCCAGGGCCTTCTCAACATCATCCTGCGTAAATGGCTGATTAGTTTCGATTATCTCCATACGCACTCCTTTCTATAAAATATCCAGAGGATCTTCTGGCGGCGGAGTCCACTTCTCTGGCTGCACGTTGATCCTCGGTTCTATCGGTCTGCTCATGCAGACATAACGCCAGGAATCGTAATTATGATCTTCCTGGCTGCTGTCCACATCTTCAACATTCGTCTCGTCATAGACCAGGGATGGAATGCACCGAATGAACGGCTTGCAGGTATTGAACACCTGGAACATCGGATGCCCATCCTCATTCATGGCTAACCGATAATGGCACTGCATTTTCCCATCTATGCGCTGCTTACTGCCACGCTCAAAATAGATCCCTGCTGATTCGAACGCCTCAACGATCGGCGTACCTGAGTCTGTAGCGAAGATCGCTGAGTCAGCTATGCCGTACACATACTTCCCTTTGATGTTAGGATCATCCGCTTCTATCTCAGCGATCTCGGCAGCTACCTTCTCAGGAGTCCACTTGACACCGACATTCGGCTCACCTGTGCATCCATATAGCTCCCTGAACAGATACAAGCATCCGCCAGGAGCTACAGCAAGCCAGATTACCGAAAAAGGCCTCGCATACCCCCAATCAAGTCCTCGATATATTGGCCATGAATCTGGGATCGGAAACGGATTGACCACGTGAGTCCATAGCCTGTCATCATAATGCTCAGGATCGTTGCGCCACTCGTTGAACACCTGGCCAGAAAAACTGTTCCAATCGCCCATGAGGAGCGCACGTTTCTCGGCTTCTGGCAGCATACCAAGCGATGCAATGTACCCAGGATCATTGGACAGAAGTTCCTTGTTATCGAAGACTGTAGCAGGAACGAATATCCTGTCACGCTTGATGGTCAGCTTCCTGCCCTGGTTGTCTTCCACATCGACATCCTGAACGATCGGAGTCATAGGCGGAGCTGCCGTAATGAATCTGTCCTTCACCCAATTGTGGCCCTTGCCGCCTGGGTTCGTTGTGGCCCTGATATAGCAGCGAGTGCCAGGGCCGTTAGGTCTGCACCTGGAATACAGATACGTGTACTCATCGTAGTCAAAGTGAGTCAGCTCATCGAATCCAATGAAGTCGAACGCCTTGCCCTGGTAGTTGATCCTGTCCTGCTTATGATTCATAGAGCCGAAGATTATCTTAGCTCCACTCGGAAAGTTCCATGTATGCGTAGTGCTGTTGTACCTCGCACCAGGGATCGCTCTCGGATATATCAGCAGGCTCTTGTCGATCAGCTCGGTAAGCTGCGGATATGTCTTACGCAGGATCAGGCCCTTGTAATGTGGAATATGCACCTGGCGGAGTGCTTCGACTACAAGTGCATCGCTCTTGCCGCCGCCTGCTGCTCCGCCATACAGACATTCAAACTCAGGTCTCTGCATGAATGCTACCTGCTTAGGTTGTGGTTTCCAGATGATATTCTGCTCATTCATTGCTTATTACCTCTGGCATGAGTACCACTCCGTAGTTAGCATCGTCCTCTGAGGCCATATTTTGGCTTCTGAGAGCATTTCGTTCACGTTCCAAGGCAATCCTTTCCTTCTCAAGTTCAAGACGCTCACGCTCAATTGCAAGCCTCTCGGCAGCATCGGATCGCTTGATGTCCAGGATGGATCTCTTCACATCTTCTACATCCTTGATGACTCGCATCATATCCTTCATGGCCTTCGTGTTCAGGATGTCAAGTGTGGCCTGCTCCTCGCTCAGATCCTTATTCACCAGATGCTTATTGAAGTATTCAGGATCATTGAACGCTTTGAGGATGGCCTTCTCGATGTAATCAGAAGCCTGGACAAGGCCTGCAAGCTCGTTAACTTGTTTTGCGGTCACCTTCGCAGTCACCTTTGCGTTACGTTCTTTTCGGTATTCCTGTTTGGCGGCGAACCAAGAATCAGCCTTTGATTTATCAAAGATAGTCTTGAGACGAATACCATGCTTCTCTGCTATCTTACGTAGACTCATGTCGGAATTTGATATGTATTCTAACTTAATCAGATCCCAGTCATATCTCTGGCCGCCATCCTTCTTGGATTTAGTAGCCATATAAAAAAGTCTCCTTTCATGCACCATTACGATACACAAAAGGAGACTGTATATTCTCCCCTACACTTTAGAATGGGATCTCATCTTCTGCTGCGGAGAAGGAATCCGGATAATCAGGCATCTCCATAAAGCTCTGTTTCGGTCTTTCCTTCATGCCATCGAAGCTGTAGTCCATCGCTACCTTGATGATCCTGGTGTGCTCCTGGCCATTCTTAACCCATGTGTCCAGGGCCTCAAAGCCATCCTTCACGAAGACTGTTGTCTTATTCGGAATATCAGGCGTTCCCCTGAATCTTACTTCCTGAAACTCGCTCACCCAGGAGTCACCTTCCTTCTTGCTGACTCTTATGGCGTACCTGGTCTTGTCGAACTTATCCGATCTGTAAACCTTCTCGCCCTTGTTATCTGTTGACCATCTGATTCCCATGCTATTCTCCTTTCTTCCATGCACAGTCCGTCTGTGGCTCGTCCTCAACTTGTTCCATTTTGGAACGAGTTGGCTCGGTCTTACCTTTTAGCAACCTTTCAGAACCTTTTACCTTGTTTAAAGGGTTGTCAAGGCAATCATCGCAAGCGGGATATTTTGCACAAGTTACGCCATCTTCGGTTATGTGTTCGCAGTTGTTCGGAATTTCCGAACTGTTCTCGGTCTTGCGGTCTGCTATTTCTACAAGCCAATCTGCCACAATAGGATGCTCGTTGATGCATATTTTCAAGTTGTCAAGAAACACCTTTGCTTCTTCGTTCGTCATCACTCACTCTCCTTACCATATTTCTTCGATTGCCATAGCGAGTATCTGCACTATTACTCCTAACACAGTAATGAGCACACCGCCTACAACCATTAACACTCCTATTTTGCTCATTATGTCCATCACTCGCCCTCTCTTTCCGTCTGCTCTGTTGCTCCGCATCTTGGGCAATCACACTTCGGATAACTTTCCCACGATGTAAGACAGTATCCGCACTTGGTACAGTCCCACAGATAGCCGTGTCCGTTTAACTCAATCGGTATCGGAGTCACCTTTTTCCACAGTTTCTTCATGCTAATCCTCCACCTTTGCGTATTTCAGCTGTAACGTCACGCAGTCTACAGAAGCCGCTATATTTACAATGTCGGTGCAGGTGGCATCCCATCCGTATGTTGCGTACTCGTTCATGTAATCCTGTATGATGTCCTCTAATCTTGCATGTATATCATCAAGTCTTTCGACTAAATCTTGTGCGTCCTTCTTAATCATCACTCGCCCTCTCTTTCTAATCCTTGAACCCTGCCAATCCACCTGCGAAAATGATTGCCATCATCAGCATAGTGGTGTCATTGACTTTGAGGGAAGTCACCATCCAAACGTCAATTATTATCGCAAATAGCAAACTCATCACTCGCCCTCTCTTTCTGCCCATTTGCACTCTCCTCTGAACCGCTTGCGTATCTTTCCGTTACGCTTTGCGCAGAATACCGCTCCCGTCCACTTGCCCGTATGGTCATACAGTCTGTGCGACCACTTGCACTTGTAGCAATCTATGTATCCTTTTGGCATCTACTCACTCTCCTTGCGTTCTCCGTAACTACAGAAGTCATCGGGTGTCACTTCGCTTAATCCTCTATAACAACGATATATTCCGCTATACTCATCTGCGTTATACCACTTACACTCCTTGCATCTGACGAGTTCCGTCACAAGCGTTTTCTGTGCGACAATGCCATTTATGCGTTTTACCAAACAGATATACTCTGAATATTCAAACACCGCATTTTGCTCCCACTTACTCATCGTCTGCTCCTTTCTCCGTAGTTGCAAAAGTCTGTCGCATACCACGGCTCGGTACACGGATTTCTTGCACAGCCGTTGAAGTTGTATACCCAATACTTGCAGTCTTGACACCGCACGATATCTATGCTCGGCTGATGCTCAACAAAGCCTTTCACTTCGCTTTTGTCATATTTCTTGAATACGCTTAAATATTCATCAAGCCATTCTTTCATCGCATCTGCATCTATGTATCTACTCATCGTCTGCTCCTTTCGGCAAGTATGTCAGTTGGTCGCAGTTTACCTTTTCAATAGCGTCCTTTGGTGATTTCGCTTCAACAAGGAAGAATCCGTGATACCAAAGGTCGAAAACGAGATATAGCCTATCCTCTGCGTAATAAGTCAAATATCTGCCTAACTCTCCATAAGGCTGTTCACAGAACAAATGCCCTATCCGTTCGTAGAGAGTGTGTATCGCTTTATCCTCACTCATCGTCTGCTCCTTTCCACGGCTTCGGTAACGGCATCCAAGCAACAGCCTCAATTGCCTCGTCAAACTCTTCAGAATCACACTTGCCATACTCGGCAAGTAAGTCTTCTGTCACGCTTGAGTACCAATACCACTTGCCTCTGTGATAGTGTGCTGTGCCGATGAAGTGCTTACCCACGATGTACTGATAGTACGATGCAGGGTCGGTGTTCTTCCAAGTCACAAGCACAGGTCGTATATCTTCGGGCAATCTCTCGCTACAAGGCATCCACTCCCCTTGCGGTTTGTCTGCGGATGGTACGGCTTCAAGTGCCTTGTACACATCATCAACCTTGTACCACGCTTGATGTTCATCACTGTTAGCACCGCTGACCATATCCTTGTTTCTGTTTTGGTGATACCAATCAACAACCTCGATTGCTTCGATGGCATCACTCCGTCTGATTAAATCGTCACTCATCGTCATACTCCTTTGGTGTATATGCTACGCACTTGCTACTGAAATCCGCAAAACTATGCGGTATCGTGTTATCTCTGATGTATCTCGGTTGTCTTGGGCAATCCGTCACACAATCCGACCAACACCAAGTTATGTCATCTGTCGGAAATCTATCTGCTTCTTTCATCGTCTGCTCCCCTTTATCACCGCTACAACGTATATGATTGCGAATACAGCACCAATAATCTTAATTCCGTCAATCACTATCATCATCCTTGCTCCTTTCTTCGGTGCAAACAGGGAACAGGAGCTGCGTAAAAAATACTTAGATAACCTATACATAAACCTACAAATCTGTGTTCTGTTGTGAAATAATTTATATCCTGCTCCCTGGAATGCCTTAATCATTTATCAGAGTAAGCTGCTCTTCCATAAAGCTGAACGGCACACCCATCCTGCTGTTGATGCCTTCAAGCTCATAGTACGTAGCTCTCTGTAAGCCTCTTGCTCCGTAGGCTATTATCTTGCGTCTGGAGATCCTTGCTTCCTTGCCCTGGTGATTCCATACTTCCTGAGCTGAGTGTATCTGCTCATTCGGATCGAGGTTTACCCTGACCTTGTTACCCACTTCGTATATCATTATGTCTCCTTTATCTCATATCCTCTGAACAGCATCATCTTCTGCTTCATGATGTATTCTCTCGTTCTGACTCCCTTGGAATCCTCGATGATGTAGTTTCCATCCTCATCCGTATAAGTAAAGTCAGCTACGTACTTGATCGCCTGGATACGCTTGCCCTTGTGGTAAAACGCAGGCTGAAGTTCAAAAGGCACTTGTCTTTTGAGATCCTTTATGACTCCTGCCTTCTCAAGAAGTTTCAAGTCACACCACCTTGCGTACTCCTTCTCGCTGTCGAACCTTACACCATCCACCACCACCGGATGATTGCCGTACTTACTCTTCCTTCGTCTTCTCATCATCAAACACCACCTGCCAACATGGGAATCCATCGTCATTCTCTTCGTACACCAGAGCGAAGGCTTTATCCTTCCGCCACTCATCTACATCGACATCTGAAAATGGGCCGTACCTGTCTACCAGGTAAGCAAGCCTGGTCTCATATGCGTCTGCAAGCTGCTGCACCTGATCGGCCACACTCGCCTCATACGCCTCAAGCGTCACGTTGATGTCACGCCATTTCTTATACAGGTCATCGTTCCTGGTGATGAAGCTCTTGTTAACAGCTCTAAGCTCATCGATCTTCTTCTGCTGCCGCTCAACACGCTTCTCGCTTTTGCCCAGGAGTGTGGTCAGCTTCTTGACCTCTCTCTTCAGGCTCTCGTATTCGTTTTCCATGATCGCTTTATCGTCTCCTTTGAATAATCTCTCATACGCTTTGTTCAGGCCCTGAGCATATTCGCATTGCTCCCAGGCTGTTGTATCACAGTATCTTCTAAGCCACGCTTCCTTTTCTGCGGATGTCGAAAATGTGCGACATATGTCTTCGCACGTTATCGATCGTTCCAAGTGCCGCTTGTAGAACGGACATAACGGGAGATGCTTATCGTTAGGCATGGTCACTTCTCCTTCAGAGCATTTCCGATTATCGCAGCAATCTGATATTTTGAATCATCACTGTCATGAAATTCATCGTAAAGTTCAAACCATCCACCATGTGCAAGCTCATGCTTCTTGCCGCAGAATGCATGATCCTCAAAGAACTGATTGATCTCTTTCATTTTTTCCTCGTTGATGTAGTACGGGCCGCCAAAGTTCTTGTCGATATATAGCTCTTCACCACAATTTCTGCATCTCAGATATAGTCTGTTATTTGCCATCTTCACTTCTCCTTATACAGAACACCTTCAGGGCCGTAAGGCACTACCTCTGTCAAAGGACACCACTTCGGTCTTCCTGTTGTGTAATCGACACCATAGATGCCTACTCTCTTCCACGCCACTTTGCATTCACTGTGTTCTGCGTCCTTCAGTCTGCACCTGTCGCAGCTAAACGGCATCCCCATGTCCTTGATCAATACCATTTCTCATTACCTTCCTCAAACCAATACTGTGTTACGGCAATTGGGAACTCTTCTATCTCGCTTGCCCATCTTGCCGTGCCTTTTCCGTTACATCTCTCCCAACAGAGAGGAAATCCGCCTATGCCATCGAAGAGAGACCCAAGTGTAGCCGGTCTCTCATACTGAGCCGATATCCTTCTCAGGAGATAGAACCAGAACGGCAATGCTATGCTGTTGCCCAGAGCCTTATACCTTGCGCTGTCACTTGATTCCTTATGCAGCTTGCCTTTTGTATCTGTCCACTCCCCTATATCTGTCCATCCGTCAGGATATCCCTGAAGCCTTTCACATTCCATTGGAGTAAGTCTGCGTACTACTGTTTCCATTGCCCCCCCTATTACACAATTAAAGTTTTCCTTATCCGGCATCCTCTGACCGCCATTCGCATTGTTCTGTGTCAATGTCGGAGCTGTCTGTGTGCCATCCCAATTCATTCGCATATCTATTCTCCGTTACGAACATATCGCTGTACGCATCCTGTCCGCAGTATGAGCCTGGATGACTATTCGCCATCAGGCTTCCTGTCACTTTCTGATAACTCATATATCACCGCCTGTGGTTGTTTGTAGTCTCTCTGTGCAAGTGTGTTCGCACATTCTCTGTGTACATAGGTCTGCCCCATCTTCTCGTCTAATGACCACGCAGTACCCCCCCCTCTATGGGAGTCACTTGCCAGAAGAGAAGGAGCTATCTCATCCTCACTCACTGTCTGGTAAGTGTTCATGGTTATTAAAATTGGTTTCATATACAATCAGCTTTCCTTGCATCACTTGTTCCTGCTGCACCCATTTATAGTCTGTTGCACATAAGGCTCCGATGGTTTCCTGGTAGAGCAGATAACGAGTACCTCGCTCCCCCCCCCCATAAGATCCACCACAATTACGCAGTGTGACCGATATGTCATCTTCCACCCAATGGAAGAACCTCTTTTCTGTTAGTGTTATCTGTTTCATAGACTACTATTGGCGGATATCCGTGGTC